AGGTAAGACACTCTTAACATATTCAACATTTGATGCATCTACTGCAAAGATATATTTACCTTTATCAGTATCCTCTTCAAATTCTTCCATATTACTAAGAACTATACCACTATCATCATATTCTACTGATTCATTAACAAAAAAAGATTCACGGTTAACTTCGACGACATGATTATTACGTTTAGCAGTTCTATACGTAAGAAGGATATTATCAATATCCAACTTATTCTTTAAAGATCCAATATATTTGAAGTTTCTATTAAAGTTTTTAACTTCTATCTTCTTATTACATATAACTCTATTAGATTCATCCATTCCATTAGGTGGATCTATTAGTTCGTATGCATATCTATATTCATCTTGATTAGATGCATTATCTACATCATCAACTACAGATCTAGATTTATCTAGTAATTTATCATCGTCACCTTTAGTTGAACACTTAAGACCAGTGACTGTATTATTTTTTTTATCGAGACCTATAATAACTATAGGTCTCCATTTATATTTACCTGGGTTATCATCATAGGTGTATGGTACTTTCCATATATCACCTATATGCTTACGTCTTGGCATCATATCCTCCAATCAGCATTGAGTTTCTTCAAGAAACAGTATATACATATCCTCTATAGTTTCAGCTTCAACATCTATGCCATTTTCCACAGCATATTCTATGTATTTTTTATCATATGCTTTTCTAAATTCTTCGTCAGTCTTTAATCTTTTACGTAGAGCTTTCCAAGAATCTATTTCATCTTTAAACTCTTCAACAAAAGTAAATAGATCATATATTGTATGGTTATCTTCTACATTCACACATAAGAAGTCAGATAACTCATATAATCTATCAAGCTTATCATCAGGAACTGTATCGCCTATTTTAATTTCTTCTACAGACTCAGTTAATGGTCTAATAGCTAAATCTGTTTTAGTATTAATAGCAGTATAGTTTTCATTGATTACTAGAGTACATGCACGCTTATCATGATTATAGTTATGCATGAACTCTCTAATCATAGCACCTTCAGAATCAGATTCTATAATAGAAGATTTAGATACTTCATCATATAGATTTACTGAATAGTATTTACCGTCAATATTGATAGTAACCCAATCTGCTACCCCATCCGCTGAATCTAGTCTATATAACTTATAGTGATTAGATTCAGTTAATGGAGTCCTATCATCAGTTTGAGTTAGGTTGTTTTCATTTAAAAATTCTTTAGCCTTATCGATATACTCAGATTCATTATAGGAATGAATCTTATTCAATAAGTCTAGTAGTATAGTATTTGTCATTACAATTCTCCTTTATAAATAGAATGTCTCATATTCATAGCTATAATATATCATTCCATTTATCATTATAGGACTATTCATTTATACGGATTATCTTATTATTGTCAGGATCTACTTCATTAATCTCTTGATCTTTTAGTAAAGCTAGAGTCTCTAATAGCTGTACAAACTGGTTATCAACTAATCTTAGATAGTTATATTGACCTAACTGTATCAATGCATTCTCTTTAGAGATTTGTTTATCTCTATAGTCTACCATAGATCTATTGTTAGGATTATTCCCACCATCCTTAACTTCAATGATCAAATTGTAAGGAACGTAGTAAATATCTGTAATCCATTGACGTTTCTCACCATATTTATCAGTATATTCAATTACTGGTCCTGGCATTAGTATATCTTTAGAGCTACAGTGTAGGACAGTATCCATAAACTCGATAGCATTCTTTTCATATGTACCAGTATAAGTGAATGGTGTACCATCACTAAATTTATATACTCCAGAGATACGTCTATTTGAAAGCATCTTAGCTTGATGACTAGCATCATCTAGTAGAGATACTTTACCATGTACTCTAATCATATTCTTTTTAAACTTAGATCTAAGCTCTTCTTTACATCTAGGATTAGAGCATAGTCTATGATATTTACCAGTCTTTTCATTCCAGTCTGTCTTATTACCGCATACGATACATTTACCAGACCCTGGATGTGTTTTATCATATAAGAACTGCTCTGCAGAGATATCTCCAATAAGTTCTTCATGATCTTTTTCTATGTGTCTGATTAACTTGTCTTTAAAATCTTTACGTTTACATAACGGACAAGCTATTCTTCGTTCAGTTGCCATTGTATCCTCCTTATGAGTGTATATCAATTTAATGCTATGTTAAAATTACCCATTTGTGTATATTTTAAACCCTGGAACTAAGTAGTAATATACTAACAATCTGAAAGGAGAATTTATCGTGGCTGATGATATTACATTTTCTACTGCCAAGACTAAAGAAACCCCTACATTACTTAGGGAGCATACTTTAAGTACTGACAGTTATAAAACTCCATTGACATATAAGAACTTTAATGCAGTTGGTATGCTAATCATGCGATTAATGCTATTAGAGCCTGGTACTATTACTCATTCACCTAGAATGGGTTTAGGATTAATAAGTAAATATAGATACATGCAGTCTGATCGAGTTATGGAACTCACTCAGGCTATTAAAGATCAAATAAAGGATTATCTTGATAATACAGTAGCTGTAAATGTCGATGTACATTTTGCTCCTAACGGGGAGAATGTAATGATAATTGACATGGAAGTTAACCAATATCAATTTAGATACTTCTATGATCGTGATAAACTAACTTTAGAAATGATGAAGAATGATGATATTTAGGAGGAACCATGTCTGAAAATGTAAAACTAGCAGACCTCATGAAAGAGAAATTGGAAGAAGAAAAAGCTTCCAAAGAAGTTACACCAGTAGAAGAACCTACTGTTGTAGAAGAAGAACCAATCCAAGCGGTGCCAGATCCTGTTCCAGTTGCACCTAAACAACCACCAGCTGTACCTGATTTTAATGCAGAGTCTTTACAATCTGCAGATCTAAGTACTTTAGTTCCTTCTGGTACAGTGGATAAAACTAAAGAAGCTCAAGATGAAATTACAAAAGAATTAGAAGCTGGTATTGCGGATGCAATTGAACGTCGCTTTAAACCTGCATTACGTGAAATCCATGAAATGCGTCAAGAATATGAAGATCTTAAAGCTATGGGTGAAGAGAATCCACAAGTTGTATCTAAATACGATCCTGAATTAGAATTAAACCCAGAACTTTCTGATGAAGAAGTTGAAGCTATCCGTCGTAATGAAAAAGAAGCAGTTATGACTGATGAAGAAGTACGTGGTGCTACAACTATTGATACAGTTGCTCCAGATGATGAAATCGAACGTGAATTTGAAGCATATGAAGCTGCAGCTGAAGCAGCTAATCATGCTAACTCATTCACTGGCTCAACGCCATCTATTCCAGTAGAAGATAAAGTAGATATCGTTACTCCTAAAGTGGAAGTAGTAGAACCATCCGAAGATGAAGATGTTGAATTACTTGAAATTGAGTATGATGAACTAACTGATGACCTTGGTCTAGATGATGATCTAGAAAGAGCTGAACGTATTAAAGAAGAAAAGATTCAGCAACGTAATATGGAAGAGTTTGCTCGTGTACTTCGTCAACAATTGGAAGAAGTGGGTGAACGTAAACCTGACATTAGTAAATTCAAAGTACGTAAACGTCCTGTAGCATTTACTAAAGTACTTTCCAAACCAGTTCAAAAACAATACTTCGAATGGGGATTATTCGCTACTGGTGTATCTATCTCTATGACTCCATTATCTGCTATTGAAATGGATGAGATCAATCCTTACACTGATGCTCCAAATGATATTGCTCGTGCTCGTACAGTATTCAGTACTCTATATAAACACTTAGCTCCAGAATGCCGTACTATGGAAATGGAAGCATGGTTAAAATTATTGAACTATCAAGATTTGAACCATTTATTCTTTGCATTATATAATGCTAACTTCAGCAACTCCAATATCATTCCATTCAGCTGTCCTAAGTGTAAACACTTCTACACTGAAAAACGTCCTATTATTGACATGGTTAAATTCGAAACTGATGCAGATAAAGAAACCTTTAACAGAATCATTGCTAAAGATCCTTCTATGCCTCCAACGTTTGAAGAAGAAATCTATGTGGCTAATAGTGACTATGCATTTGGTATTGTAATTCCTAAAATTTACAACTCCATGTTTGAAGAACGTCTATTGAACGAAAGCTTCCGTGAGAAATATGCTGGTATTATTAATATCTCCCATTGTATCTCCACGGTATATACTATCGATGAGGACAATGAAGAATTGGTACCTATCCAATTCAATCATGCACCTAACGATATCGTTAAGACTTACAAATATCGTATCCAAGGTATCTATAAAATCCTTTCTAAATTATCTGGCTACGACTTTAAAGAATTGCAATCTGCAATTACTAAATACTTAGAAGATAATAATAAGAATATTAATATCTCTTACCAAGTACCTTCTGCTACTTGCCCTAAATGTGGTGCAGAAATTGAGGCTATTCCAATGAATGCCCAAGAACTTGTTTTTACACGGCATCGGTTGATTCACATGCTCGACTAATGCAATTAGTTGACAATATATGCTACGAATACCGTGGTAGATTATCTATAATGGAAGCATTGAATATGCCTATAGGTGATTTGATGCTTCTATATAAATTCATTCGGGATCGTAGAGAAGCTGCCGATGCTGCTGCTGAAAAAGAAAAGAATATCGAAGGCGAAATGCAAAAGAATAAGTATATTCAAGCAGCCTATAGAGGACACCCTCAAGGCGGTATAACTGGAACACCTGATGGTCCTAGCGCTAAGAGTCAAAGTATAGCCTCTATGACAAGGGAAGATATTGCTCGCTTCGAAGATGCCCTCGAAGGTATGGTTTAATAAGTTTTTAAAGGGGATTATATAAATGGATATAGTCGAATTTTTCTGTAAATTCGGCAATGGAGACTACGAACAAACGAGAAAACAGATAGTAGACTACTTTGGCGAATCTAGTCTATTATATAGTATATTGAAAGGTCATGGATTATTAAATTCAAAGATTGATCATATCATCTATGATAAT